ATCAGTTGGTACTCAACACCGCCTATACTGATAATAGCGGCTCTGTCATTATCTATCATCACTCGGGCCCTCCTTATGATACCGTTACTTCAACGACATTGGATGTAACAGACTTGCTGCCAACTGAGACTATACAATAATAATAGTACGAGCCTTCATCAGCATCAGCGGGTGTGGTGTAAGTTGCTGATGTAGCACCGTTTATTGCTGTTCCTCCGACATTGGCATTGACGGTGTTTGAATACCACTGGTATGTAAGCGCTCCGCTGGAGGTTGTTGCTGTTACTGATAACTCGGCACCAGTACCTTCCGTAGTTTCCGCATCCTGGGGCTGCGCCGTTATGCTTATAACAACATTTGAAAAAGCAGGCTCATATACACTGGTAAACCAGCTGTTGATTATGTTCTCAGGCACATTTGCATCACCTTCGGTGACCTCGGACTTCCATGGATGATTTCCTTTACTGTCGGCTCTGTTCCGTCTATATATGGTACCCTCTATGGTAGGATTCTTAAATGTGATAGAATCACCCTTGGTCTGCAGATTAGTCGCCGGTATGCCAAACTTGACCCTGTAAAGCCAAAAATATCTGTAGCGTCCGTTTGCTTTCTTTGCTCTGAAACCAATAGCCACGGGATCTCCACCGTCTTCACTGGCTGAAACAAGCACCTTATTATCGTCTATGCTTGCTCCCGTCAGGTCACTTGCTACAACAGAGCTAAGGTCATCTATAGCCAGTGATAGGGTTCCTTTCTTGAATTCCTTAACCACTTCCGCTGCGGTATCATCGGCATAAAGGATAGCTTCTGCCAGCTCTATGGCCAAATCTGCCTGAATGGCTTTAGCAAGCAGAATAGGGGGACCATATGTTTCATTGCCCTGTTCATCTTCCGTAATTTTCGCGTAATAGGGTTTATCGAGGCCTATAGTAGACAACAGTCATTCCTCCATTTCTGAGTCAACGCCATAAAGCTTTAAAACATCTATAGCGTAATGATAGTATCCGGTATTATCTTCATGCCCGACATACCGGCGGTCTGTTATGGTTAAGTCAGCAGCGAGCAGCGCCTTAACTATATTATTTTTAACTGCTATATAGTTACCTTTCTTGAACAGAGACAAGCGGGCCTCTTGTGTCTCATACCTTGGCTGATCATCTGTATATATGTTAAATGTATCTGACAGGGGTGTAATGACAATGTATTCGTCCGGAGGTGAGTCTTTAAACACCCCAGTCTCAGCCGGAATGCCGAGGCCCGTTATTATGCTTTTCAATTCTTCAAGAAAACTCATAGCTTGGATACCTCCTCGTTAAAGGCAGCTTCCATCGCAGCAATAACTTCGTTTCTGGTTGCGGACTTTGCAGGCTTTAAAAAGGGCTTAGGTGGCTGGCCTGACTTACCGAACTCTAATACATTTGCTATCATGGCATTGCTCTTACCATCGGAGCGAGGTTCTGAGAAGCCGATTTTAACATTCATCACTCCGTTTTTATCTAGCCTCGGCTTTGAAACACCAAGCGCAGAAACAAGTTCGCCGGTAGAACGGCTCTCATACTTCGTGTCCTTGCCAATCATAGATACAAGGTTTTCTTTTACCTTCTTAGCTACCACCTCACCGCCCGCAGTGAGTACCTTACCGACTATTTCGTCAGTCTTGTTACCGAGCTGGGACAGCTTCAGGAGAAACTCAGTCGGCATTTTTACTTCAAACCGCGCCACCGGAGCTCACCACCTTCTTTGCTAGACAATCTATATACATGTTTCTACCCCTAATATCTTCAACCGAGGTTATGTTGAACCGTTCTTCTCCGCATACGATTACCATTTTAGTCGATATAGTTACGCCCGGTATATGCCTGAATCTGAAAAGGTCGGTGGCTTCGGAGAATAGCGCTCTGTTAGCCCATTTCTCACTGCCATGCCTGCCCTCACGGTAGGCTCGTATATTCGCTATTACAGTATCCTGTGATGTACGAAAGCCCTCACTGTCGGTAGTACCATTAGGTAAGACTAATTGTATGGGTGTAGACATTTTTCCAAAGCTCATTACAGGCTCCAATTTTTATCGAGCCGGAGCAGCAGATTCACTGTAGTCCATACCTGCTGCCCGGCTTGAACGTTGTCAGCGAAGAAGCCTCCTGTGCTGCCGTCCCTGCTCTCATAGAAGTGACTTGCCAGCATTATCACAGCCTGCTCCGTAGTCGGCGGCATTGCATTGTCTGCATAGTGCCCTGATGGTATATGCTGATAGCTTTCAGCGTAAGATACGGCAGCGGTGATATACATCTGCAGGAGCTCGTCATCTTCATTGTGCTGTAATATGAGGTTCGCTTTTACCTTCTCAATCAGTGTCATCACCGCCGCCCCTTTCACTATTCTTCTTCCGGCGCTGCGACTACTACAGTGAATTCGGTCTCAGCATAGCCCGAAGCCCAAAGAGTGAATTTCTTTGGAGTAGTCACTAGCTCGTCGCTCTTGAGCCACATAATGATATCTCCGGCAGAGCCACCGCAAGGTGCGGTGTCGGCTACATCATCGGCTGTGAGCTGGTAACCGTTATACTTGATTACCGTTATGTCCGACAGACCTGTCGTTATCTCAATACCGACCCACTTATGGGTACCCTGAGCAGGAACAGAACTGGGGAAGGACAAGAGCTCAGCCACATCAACTGTAACGGTGATAGTGTTATCAGCTATAGTTACAGCGCTGACCTTGGACTGGTTAGCGGCAATGCTCTCGGCATTAGGATCTGATGCGGGAGTCTGAGCTATCTTGGATACAGATATGTTCCATACGTCTGTTTCCATATACCCGCTATCCTTGAGCTTTCTTAGCAGAGCGTTGAAATCGTCCTTCAATCCAGACACATTGCTTGCTGTACTGTTTGCTAGGTTATCAATGAGAGGGAGCCCTGTTACAGAGGCCCCCTCCTTGATTTCCAATGTACCGCCGATAACAGTCTTCTCGCCGCCCTGTTCGGTGTAGTTCTTTACGTTATACATACTTCACCTTACGCTTTCATACGGAGGACCTTTATTGCCTCAGGAAGTATGAGCTTGGCATCCAGCCTCTGAGAGGCAAGGAAGCCCACCTGTCCGGTAGTGGCATAAAGCTCATTAAGTCTCTTGAAGGTCCTACCCTGACGGTCGGCTATCCAATAATAGCTGAAATCGCCATACGCAATAGCTTTATTACCGGCTGCAGCTTCAGGCATAAACTCGGAAGTTATGACACGATGGCCAAGTATGGTATCAGGGGTGCTTTCTGTTATGGAGGCCCTCCAGAGATACTGGCCCTCACCATCCTTCAGCTTCCTTATCAGTTTAACCGTACTGTCGTTCATAAGCAGCACAGCATTCTTTCGATAAGGGGCTTTCAGAGAATATATGAGGTCGATGAGCTCATCAGCAGATATAGCTGTAGAAGAAGCGGCGGTAACACCAATTTCAGCTCCTCCAGTTGTGTGGAGTATACCGGTGGGTTTACTTGAGCCGTTGCCGGTAAGGAAGGCGAGCTCTTCAGCATCACCGATACGCCTGCCAAACTGACCGGATATATAGCTCTCAAGGTCAAAGTAGCTGTCAGCGAGGAGCTCCTCAGATACCTTAATCATAGTTGCCAGCTTATATGCTCCCAACGATACCTGGTTGAAGCTGTCGTCGGAGGGGGGATAGGGTCCTTCTTCATCCACCCAGTCAGCTGTACCCTTTGAGGCGACTACGGGTATCTTTCTGTCGCCGTAGCTGGTCTTAATAACATGGCAGAGTGAACGGAGAACGTTACTTTCCGTTAAGGACTGGATGAGAGTGCCTTCAAAGGTTTCAGGGACAAGGTACCCGCCTTCGGTGTCCTCCGATTCCTGCAGAGCGTTGATAATCTCATACCTGGGTGACTTGCAGCGTATGGCGTTCCAGAATGCCTGCCTATATTCTTCTGAAGCTCTGCCTGTCTTGCTGTCCGGCTTTTTGGTGCCGGGCTTTTCTGTAATAGGCATACTGAGAGGCCTGCCAAGCTCGCGTTCCATTGCCTCTGCTCTTTCGAGCCTGTCTATCTCTTTGCCAAGGTTAACTATGTCTGCTTCCATTCGGTCATAGGTTTCAGCAGTTTCTGGGGTAAGCATGCCGTTTTCATCACGTGATGAGTCCAGCAGCTTCTTTGCATCCTCCCAGGCTTTGGCTCTCTTTTCGCGCAGTTCCTGTATCTTATTCATGCTCTTGCTCCTTTACTTTATTAAATTAAGCCGCTTATACAGTAGCTCTGCAGGAATTACTGTGGCGGCTTTGGCGGATTGTATATTATCTTCTTTGGGCGGCGCTTTGCTCATTAGTTTGTTTAGAAGAGTGTTGGTTACTGCTCTGCGGCTGAAGGCGAAGGCTACGCTCTCAAAAGTATCTTTTCGCTTTTCCTCTTCAAGGATACCATCGGCAAAGCCAAGCTCTATTGCTTTATTGGCATTTAGCCAGGTTTCTGAGTCCATAAGGTGGGATATCTTGGCTCTGGATAAACCGGTTCGCAGCTCGTAGGCATTTATGATAGACTCCTTGAATTCATCCAGCATCTCTATAGCCTTCTGCATGTCCTCGCTGTTTCCACTGGCTATAGTTAGCGGATTGTGTATGAACATCAGTGCAGTTGGTGCCATCAACACTTTCGTACCGGCCATGGCTATTACTGAGGCAGC